TGACTTGAGCGCATATGCTACAAACAGTCCAGATTCTAATACAAGCGAGGTAGATTTTAGGCGCTATGAAGCCGACCTCGACGCTGTTGAAGCAGCATCTGGTGCTACGTTCACAGCCAAATGTTATGCTTGGGTTATGGCTCAGGCTGATATGTCTGGCAGCACAGCGGTTTAGGAGCACAATATGAGCCTCACGATAACAATCACTTGGCCCACTGCCCCTAGTTAATGGCAGGACAAGACGGTTGGCACATATCCAAAAGTGTCCCCGCTTCCCTTTTACTGGGCCTTATTACACAGGCGGCTGCAATCGTCTGGACCGTCAGCATGATGATGGCAGATATTCAACAGAACACTACGAAGCTATTTGAGTTCTCACAGCGTGTGACAAGGGTTGAAAGTATGGTCCAAAGCCAAGCAGTGTCCATGGCTCGGATTGATGCGAACATACAACACATAAGAAGCTCCGTCGAAAAGATGGCAAACAACTAATGCGGTTCTTATTCCTGCTACTGTTGATGTCGTGCACAACGATAAGCAAGCCTTTCATGTTTCCAAGTGTTTGCGTTGGCGGCGCGGTGGAATGCGAAAGGAGACTAAATGCACAAACATTGGCAATCATCGGTGAAAGGCAGGCTGCTGTTCAGCTTATGTGTTCTAACATTAATATCGCTGATTTACTTGCAGACTGCACAGGCGAATGACGTAACTGGAGACTTCAGTAATAACTATGAAGGCTCAAATGTAGACAGTGGCAACGCATCAGAAACCAACAACTACAATGGTACTGGGGCTGGATCACCAGCACCTGTCATGTCAGCCATTGCGCCGACTATGATGGGCGCTGGAGGTTCAGACTCCTGTCTCATGCCCACGACAAGCGGTATTAGCCTAAGCGTAATGGGTCTTTCTCATGGCAGCATGGCACAGGATGCGGCCTGCAACATCAGGCGCAATGTGCGGCTATTAGCATCGCCACGAGAGTTAGGTGGTCTAAATTTACAAGTCAGTGGCATCAGTCTGTTGTGTGCGGAGCCGTCTGGTACTGTGGCTCTGGCAATGATGAGGGCATCAACTCCCTGTCCCGTGCTAGATGTCGTTACTGGCAAGCTGCTGATGGGGACTGATGCAATTGCAAAATACAGGCAGAGCCCAGAGTTTTTTATCAGTGGCTATAAGCTGCATAAAGAAGCGTGGGACGCACTTTTAAGAATTGGAGAGGATATATCGGATGAGATACTCAAATCACAGGCTTCAACTGCTGCTATTAGCCGCTCTATTAGCGATCAGTTCCGCAGTTCAAGCAGAAACAACTTTACAACCACAAGCCACAATAGTGGTAAATTACGGCCAGACGGGGGCACAGAAGATAACGGAACTCAAGGGGACAATTGATCTAATCAACAACCGATTACTAGCGTCTGGCCAGCTAACAAACGGCGCGGTCGGCTATGCCACAGTCGGTGGTGTCCTCATTGACGGTGCTATGTCGAGTGCCAAGATTACATCGGCACAGTACGCCGCCTACAAGGCCGCTTTAGACAAAGTGGTTGGACATGATTATGCGACAGCGCAGAACGCAAAGCAGTTGTTCACGCAAGAACACACGGCTGCGATGAACCAGCTTACGCTATCTGTTGATCTGCTTGTAAGCGCTAGTTCCGTACTATCAGTTGCCACATCCGTTGCTGCGGTTGCATCCGAGGCTGACACAAAGCCTGAGCAGACCGCACTACAAGGTATGTTACAAACTGAAGAGTACACTATTAGCTCGGCAGAGGTAGATACGTATAATAACGCTGTACAAAACGTAGAAGCATACGCACAGCAAGCTGGTGCATTTATGGCCGCTGCTAACAACAGCGACCTGACACAGAGCATTGACGGATACACATCGGTTAACAACTTAGTTTCGGGGCAGTATACAGCAGTGACATACACACAAGCTGCTGATGAGTTTGTGATTACTTGGGCTGGCACGGGTACAGGCTGGACAGGCTATTTGACCAACGACATGAAAACCGCAGATGACGTCTATGGTGCCAATGGGTACATCTTGGCACATGGCTCACCGCAAGCAGATATGTGATGGAGAATAGTGAACTTAAAGTTGCTGGCTTCAAGCTCAAGGGCGTGTGGCTGGCGGCGGCTCTGCCAATTGTCAGCAGCCTATCCGGCGGTATTTATTTTACTTATGACGGATTACAGCGGTTCTATTCGCTAGAAAGTAGCATTTCAGACGCCTTTACTACAGTTGATACTCTTGATGCAGGTAGCTCACTGTTATCAAGCCGCGTCCAAACTCTTGAGCAGGCCGTTTTAGACAACGATGTGCGTGGCCTTAACGTAAAACTCACATCCATAACTACTCAAATGATGACCATTTTAGACCAGCAGAAAGACCTACTCGAATTAAGGTCACAGGTCGAAAAGTCAACTTTGGTAACAGATGGAATTGATGCAGCCATTTCAATTCTTGAAACAGAGGTTGATGATATTTGGAATGCTTACGACAGCTTGAGTGAAAACCCACTAAAATAAGGAAAGACTTATGTTAAAGTCACTAATCGGCCCTGTCGCAGGGCTGCTAGATAAATTTATTGTAGATAAAGACCAAGCGGCAGAACTTGCACATGAGATAGCCACGATGTCTGAACGGCATGCCCAAGATTTGGCTGTAGCCCAGCTTGAAGTCAACAAAATGGAGGCAAAAGGCAACTGGTTTCAGTCGTCTTGGCGTCCAGCAACCGCGTGGGTTTGTGTAATAGGTATGGCTATCAATTTCCTTATATCGCCACTTCTCTCGCCCCTCGCAATTATAATACCACAGGTTGATACGAGTGTGATGATGCCAGTTCTTATGGGACTACTTGGGCTTGGTGGTTTGCGTTCATTTGAAAAAGCCAAGGGTGTAGCAAAATGAGTGAGGCAATGAAAGCTCTGCAACAGAAAGTGGGCGTTGGGGCTGATGGCTCCTTTGGGCCTAACACGGCTAGAGCGATTGCTGCCCACTACGAGTTGTCGCCTGACAAAGCTGCTCACTTACTAGGGCAGTCGCACCATGAATCTGGTGGTTTTAAGAAGACAACAGAGAGTCTTTACTACTCAACTCCAGAGCGCATCCAAGCTGTCTGGCCTAGTCGCTTTGAGACTATAGCAGACGCAGAGCCCTTCGCTAAGAACCCAGAAGCATTAGCCAACAAAGTGTATGGCGACAGGATGGGCAATTTAGGCGAGGGTTTCCTATGGAGGGGCAGAGGTTTCTTACAGATTACAGGCCGTGATAATTACCGTCTATTTGCATCCGAAATGAGGCTACCCAGAGTAATGGAGGAGCCCGACTTGTGTGCCACAGAGTACGCATTTGATACAGCTTATTGGTACTTTAAGACTAACTTCTTGTTCAAGACTGCTAGTACTGGTGTGGATAATGAGACTATCCGCAAGATTACTAAGCGCGTAAATGGCGGCACTCATGGACTAGATGACCGAATTGCACAAACAGCTAAAATATACGCTTGGCTATCTACATAGCAAAAAACACAGATCGCTATCCCTGCTGGTCCACCTGTCAGCAGCCGCGCAGTCTGGGGGCGGCAACGGGAACCCCAGACCTTTGAAAGGAGGTAATCCTATGTATTCATGGAGCTATCCCCATAAAGATTTGACAGCATGTGGGCTGTTGGTCGCCTAAACTATAAGGTCTAAGGCGACCTAACTTAGCACTGGTTGTGGACTACAAAGCGTCCCGATCAGTGTTTTTTTATTCTCTTGTAATATGGTTGATTAGCATGTACGTTATTAGGCGATACTTAGGTATCAACGGGGCGGCGGAGATTTGCCTGCTTGACGGGGACGCCCACCGCTCCACCCACTTACACTTTTTCAACTACGGCTACGTGCATCCCTTCTGGCGACTTCATGGAAGCAAACAAGTCTACAAGCTGTTGGTGGGAGATTATGAGTAGTGAAAACTCTTTAAGGTCGTCACACCATTGGCGTATGAAAACAGTGCCGTCCTCCTCTAAGTACATCTCAACGTCCTCGTGGACCGCTCCCTCATCCAGCGCTACTACCTGCGTATGGTCACTGCCAAATTCTACTGTGAACATATAATACTCCTGTCAAAAGCCCAACCGCCAATCTTTTGTAGGCGGGTTGGGATTGTTGCAAAAAGGGCCCACTAGGGGCCCCTTTAGTTTACTCGCAGGTGCGTAAGCCAGTGGCGGGATCGTGGTAGCAAGCGCCACCCTCTTTCTCGTCAACAAAGCTGTCTGGTGCTACTACTGGAACTGGTGCAACATCCTCATTCGTTGAGGCGTTCAATATGCCAAATCGCTTGCCGCTGGCCCTAAAGGTCGTACATCCGGAAGAGCCCCCGTCATAGGCTTGCATGTAGACATCTTTGAACTGCTCCCAAGTTACATCATCTCCTGTGTTGCAAGTCTTAGAGCAAGCACTATCGACATACTGAGAAGCTAAGTTTAGGACGCGAACATGGTCGAAAACAGATAGCGCATCCGCTGTCTCACCATGTACGCCGAACTCTCGGACACCATAGTCTTCAATGCGCTCAACTCTTGGGCCATCAAAGGTTTGGATCGTGCGGTCATAGTAGTGGCTAAACACTGGCTCAATGCCAGACGATACGTTATCAGCACTCAAGCTGATTGTACCTGTTGGTGCGACAGACAGTAGGTGACTGTTGCGGATGCCAAGGCGCAGTATATCTGCACGGATTACATCTGGCAGCGTCTTCGCAAAACCACTGCTAAGATACTGGTGGCTAAACAAGGGAAACGGCCCCTTTTCTCTGGCGAGATCAATAGATGCTCTGTAGCAGCCGTCACGAATTGTAATCATAATGCGCTCAAGTACCGCCATGAACACAGGACTGCCATACTTACCGCCCAGCGCTTCGATGGCGTTGGCAACGCCAGTGATACCCAAGCCCATGCGGCGCTTATCTTTTGCTTCCTTTTCTTGTGCTGGAAGCGGATAGGCTGCACGGTCCACTACGTTGTCCATTGCGCGAACTACTTGCGGTATGTCAGCTTCAAGTTTCTGATAGTCAAAACAGTAACCCTCAAGCCCTTTGTAGACGTACTGTGTCAGGTTGAAGCTGCCCAAAAGACAGGCACCATTCGGTGGCAAAGGCTGCTCACCACATGGGTTTGTAGCTGCAATGGTTTCACAGTAGTGCAGGTTGTTCTTCTGGTTGATCCTATCAATAAAAAGAATTCCGGGCTCGGCCCAATCCCAAGTAGACCTTAAAATGTCATCCCAGAGCGCCACAGCATTTACTGTCTTGTAAACTTGCCCATCGAATACCAGATCGAAGTCACCGTTAGTCTTTACTGCCTGCATAAATTCATCTGTAACGCCGACAGATAGATTAAACTGTGTAAGCTCTGTACTGTTGTTCTTGGCTCTAATGAAAGTCTCAATATCGGGGTGATCTACCCTTAGAACGCCCATTTGTGCTCCACGCCTGTGGCCTGCTGAGGAGATCGTTTGGCATACGGCGTTAAAGATACCCATGAAGCTCATAGGTCCACTAGAACGGCTGTCTAGGCTTCTTATTAAGGCACCATGTGGCCGAAGCGTACTGAAGTCATAGCCAATGCCACCGCCTAGCTGCATCGTCCGCGCTGCGTTACCAGCCGCTTTCATAATGCCCTCCATACTGTCTTCAATCGTGTCTGACACAAAGCAGTTGTAAGGTGTGACAGTGCGTGGTGCGCCCATAGCACTTTGGACACGGCCAGCGGGAAGGAACCGCATGTTATATAGTATGTCGCGGAAGCCCTCAAAATGCTCTTCGCTGTCTTTCAGTGCATCAGCTACGCGGGTCATTGCTTCTTTAAAACTCTCGCCTTTTGAGCGGTATTTCATAGCGTGGATTTCTTCTGAAATGCCAATTGTTGGGCCGTAGTGGCCAGTGGAGTTCTTCATAGTTCTCTTCCCTCAAGGTTATTTATCCGCATCTCGCAGTAGCGAATTGCTTTCTTTAGATCGGTTATTTCAGATTCGACTTGCGTCTGGTTGTCGTAAACTTTGCTGCCAGAGCGACTTACATATTTAATGATGTTGCCACGCCAAAACTCCATGGAGTTACCCATGATGAACGTGATGGGTTCGATGTGCCATTTCGTGTAATGGGCAGGCTTCTTGATTAGGTCATCGGCCATGTATTATGTCCTCAATCACCAGTCGGTTTGCGGAGTTAATGATGTACGAATGCCTGTTACTTTTGATTGAGTTAGGCGCACCCGTCTTCCTCTTTAGCTTTGTAATACCACTGCAAATAACAAGCTTGCGAAGTACAGTTCTCACAGTTGCAGATGAGTGCTGGCGGTCTGCGGTTATGTGCGGCTCTGTAAACACATCGTCATTTGAAAAGCTG